TACGACAAAGTGTATGAATGGTACACATCTGGTCCACGTCAGCGTCTACAGCCGGGTGGTGCCATCGTTATTGTTATGACTAGGTGGGGTGATAGCGATTTAACTGGCCGAGTTATTAAAGATGCANCCCAAAGAGAAAAAGGTGAGAACTGGGAAGTCATAGAACTGCCAGCGATCATGCCTAGTGGTAATCCCCTATGGCCAGAGTTCTGGTCGCTGGCTGAATTGGAGGCTTTGAGGGAAGAACTACCCCCTTCAAAGTGGAATGCCCAGTATCAACAGAGTCCTACTGGTGAAGAGGGTGCGCTGGTTAAGCGGGATTGGTGGAAAAAATGGGATGAAGATAATCCGCCGCCATGTGATTTTATTATCCAGTCTTGGGATACGGCGTTTACAAAAAATGAACGATCTGACTACTGTGCCTGCACGACGTGGGGTGTGTTTTATNTACATGAAGACCATAACAATGCAAACATTATTTTGCTGGATGCGTTTAAAAAGCGGATGGAGTTCCCTGAGTTNAAAGAGAGGGCGTTTACTGGATATCAGGAATGGAATCCTGATGCATTCATTATTGAAGCCAAGGCATCTGGTTTGCCGTTNGTGCATGAGCTGCGTAGAATGGGAATTCCTGTGCAAGATTTCACACCCACAAGGGGCAATGATAAGTTTGTAAGGTTAAACTCCATTACTGATATGTTCCGCTCTGGTAAAGTGTGGGCNCCTGAGACTAGGTGGGCGGCTGAAGTNATTGAAGAGATTGCAGCTTTTCCAAACGCAAGTCACGATGACTTTGTGGACAGCACTACCCAAGCGCTGATAAGATTCAGACAAGGCGGGTTTTTGAGATTGGACTCAGATGAGAAAGAAGACCTCATCGGGTTTAAAAAGTCACGCGCTTATTACTAAGGATATATATGGCAATGGAAAAAAGTTTGTACCAAGCACCAGAGGGTATTGAGGCTTTAGCGGGACAGCCCGATGTAGAAATTGAAATCGTTAATCCAGAAGAAATTCACATAGAAATGGATGGATTAGAGATAGATATGATGCACGCACAGGACGAAGATTGGGGCAAAAACCTTGCAGAAGATATCCCTGAGAGTGTATTAACTACACTGGCCGGAGATTTGCTAGGCGACTTTGAAGAAGACGTTGCCTCTAGAAAAGATTGGATACAAACCTACGTAGACGGCTTAGAGTTACTTGGCCTAAAGATTGAGACCAGATCTGAGCCGTGGGAAGGTGCCTGCGGTGTATATCATCCATTGATGGCTGAAGCACTGGTTAAGTTCCAGTCTGAAATGATGATGGCCACTTTCCCTGCAGCGGGGCCAGTCAAGACACAGATTATTGGTAAAGAAACACCAGAGAAAAAAGCATCTGCTGAGCGAGTTCAAAATGACATGAACTACCAGCTAACAGATGTGATGCAAGAATANAGACCTGAGCATGAGCGTATGTTATGGGGCTTGGGTTTAGCAGGTAATGCTTTCAAGAAAGTTTACTTTGACCAAAACCTAGGCCGCCAAGTATCTATATTTGTACCCGCAGAAGATTTGGTAGTTCCTTATGGCGCCGCTAATTTAGAAGCGGCAGAACGTGTTACCCACGTAATGCGTAAGACCAGCAACGATGTGCGTCGCTTACAGGTATCAGGATTCTGGCGTGATGTAGATCTTGGTGAGCCAGATATTGTGCTGGACGAAGTAGAGAAGAAGATTGCCGAGAAGCTTGGTTTCCGTGCTACTACGGATGATCGCCACAAAATTCTTGAGATGTGCGTGGACTTGGATTTACAGGGCTATGAACATTTAGATGAAGACGGCGAGCCAACAGGAATTGCCATTCCCTACATTGTCACCATAGATAAGAGTAGTGGTAAGGTTTTAGCAATCCGCAGAAACTGGGAGGAAGATGATGAGCTTCACACTAAGTTACAGCACTTTGTTCACTATGGCTATGTGCCCGGTTTTGGCTTTTATCATTTTGGACTTGTTCACCTCGTCGGAGCATTTGCTAAGTCTGGAACTTCTTTGCTTCGCCAGCTTGTTGATGCTGGCACTTTGTCTAATCTACCCGGAGGTTTTAAAGCCCGTGGAATGAGAGTCAAAGGTGACGACACACCTATTGCGCCCGGAGAGTTCCGAGATGTAGACGTCCCAAGCGGCACCATCAAAGATAACTTGATGACTCTGCCGTACAAAGAACCAAGCCAAACATTGCTGGCTTTGTTAAATCAGATTATTGAAGACGGACGTCGGTTTGCAAATGCTGCTGATTTACAGATCTCTGATATGTCTAGCCAAGCCCCAGTTGGAACTACGCTGGCTATCTTAGAGCGCACTCTAAAAGTTATGTCTGCCGTGCAAGCGCGTATTCATAACTCTATGAAACGTGAATTGATTCTCTTAAAAGAGATCATTGCTGAGTCTGCACCAGAAGAATATGACTACGAACCAGAAGAAGGTTCACGTCGCGCCAAAAGATCTGACTATGAAAGCGTAGATGTAATCCCAGTCTCTGATCCCAATGCGGCCACAATGGCACAGAAGATTGTCCAATATCAGGCGGTNTTACAGTTGGCTCAGTCTGCCCCGCAGATGTACAACATGCCACTTTTACATCGTCAGATGCTAGATGTGCTGGGCATCAAAGAGGCTCATAAACTGATCCCTATGCAGGAAGACCAAAAGCCAGCAGATCCAGTTACTGAAAATCAAAATGTTCTTAANGGTAANCCCGTTAAAGCATTTTTGTATCAAGACCATCAAGCGCATATTACTGTCCATATGTCAGCCATGCAAGATCCAAAAATCCAGCAGTTATTACAGGGCAACCCAATGGCGCAACAAATGCAGGCAGAGATGATGGCTCATATAAATGAACATATGGGATTTGAATATAGAAAACAAATAGAACAGCAGTTGGGTATGAACTTACCCCCGCAGACTGATGAATCTGGCGAAGATGCTCCTATGGATCCAGTTATAGAAGCACGTTTAGCCCCAATGTTGGCACAAGCAGCTCAGCAATTATTGCAAGTTAACCAACAGCAAGTTGCCCAGCAGCAGGCTCAACAGCAAGCACAGGATCCAATTGTCCAAATGCAACAACAAGAGTTGCAGATCAAAATGCAAGAGCAACAACGTAAGGTACAAAAAGACCAAATGGATGCTCAGTTGCGAATGAAACAGTTGGAAATTGAACATGAACGCATCATTGCTCAAGCCAAAACAAGTGAGCAACAAGCGAAATTAGGCGCTTTGAAATCTGTTGCAGAACAGCAGAATCAGAGAAAGATGGAGGAGTTACGCCTAAAACAAGACTCCCTTAAGTCAGTGGCTAACCTTGAAAACCAACGCATGGTCAACAAACAAAGACTGTATGCGGATGGATTAAAAGCTGCCCACATGATTCACAAAGAAGAACCAAAGCAAGAACCTAAACCCACAAAAGGTGAAGAATGACAGCAATGGAATTACTCGTCAAACAAATTGACGATCAAGTTTTGTTTATCCGAGAAGGACTCAGCCTAGGCCGAGCCACTTCCTTTGAGGATTACAAAGGAACCTGCGGCGAGATTAAAGGTCTGCTGGTCGCAAGGGGATTCATATTAGACCTCAAGCAAAAAATGGAAGAATCAGATGACTGAATTTGACGTCAGTGCTGTTGACCTTTCTGGCATTCTCAACAAGGATGCGGAAGAAAAGGCAAAGCAGCTCCCAGATCCATCGGGCTTTATGCTCCTCACCGTAGTGCCAGAAGCTATGGAAGAGTACGCAGATAGCGAAGTGGGTCTAATTAAAGACAGCAAAACGATGCACTACGAAGAAGTGCTGACCCCCGTGCTGTTTGTAATCAAGATGGGCCCAGAAGCCTATCAAGATAAATCGCGGTTCCCTAGTGGCCCACGATGCAAAGTCGGCGATTTCGTTATCGTCCGCCCTAATACAGGCACACGCCTAAAAATTCATGGCCGCGAGTTCCGAATGATTAATGATGATTCGGTCGAAGGCGTTGTGCAAGATCCACGCGGTATAGCCCGCGCAGCTTAAGGAGGATATATGAACCAAGAATTCAAATTCCCCGATGAGATTGAAAACAGCCAAGAATCAGAGGGAAACACCCCTGAGATTGAGATTGAAGTTATAGATGACACACCGGAATACGACCAAAAACGTGATCCGATGCCCAAAGAAATCGTGGAAAAACTTGACAAAGACGAGTTAGAAGAATACGACGAGGGAGTCAAAGAGAAGTTAAAGCAGATGAAAAAGGTTTGGCACGATGAGCGCCGAGCCAAAGAAGCTGCTTTACGTGAGCAGGAAGAGGCCATAGCCTACGCCAAGAAGATCGCCGAAGAGAATAAGAAAATGCGGCAGATGATTCAGTCGGGCGAAAAGGAGTATGTGGAAACTATCCAGTCTTCAGCCGCCATGCAATTGGAAATGGCTAAGCGTGGATACAAAGAAGCATACGAATCTGGGGACGTAGATCAAATGATGGAGGCGCAACAGAAGTTGCAAGAAGCCAACCTTCGTTTAATGCGCGCCAACAGTTTTAAACCTACTGCTTTACAAGAAGAGAAATTTGAGGTACAAACTCAACCTGAGCAGATCCAATCTGTACCTAAACCTGACGAACGCGCTGTTGATTGGCAAAAACAAAATCGGTGGTTTGGTCAAAACAAGGTAATGACTGCAATGGCTTTAGGCTTACATGAAGAGCTTAAAGATAGCGGAGTTTCAGTTGGATCTGACGAATACTACGAAACATTGAACAAAACAATGCGTCGCCGTTTCCCAGAGCAATTTGAGGAAACACAAGAGGAAGAAGTTCCTAAAGCGCAATCGGCTCGACCCAAACAACGATCCGTAGTTGCTCCAGCAGTCAGAACTAGCTCGCCACAAAGAGTAAAACTGACTCAAACCCAGATGAGCTTATCAAAGAAGTTTGGGTTAACGCCTGAGCAATACGCAATTGAACTTAAGAAACTTGGAGGCTAATATGACAGATGCAGTACAAACCCGCAAACCACGCGCCACAGAAACGCGCGAAACAGAGATGAGACCTACGGCTTGGAGACCTCCAGAGGCACTTCCAAGTCCTGATGACCGTCCCGGATGGAAGCATCGTTGGATACGTATTAGCATGATGGGNGCATCAGATCCNAAGAATATTTCTTCTAGCCTGCGCGAAGGTTATGAGCCTTGCAAAGCAGAAGAGTATCCTGAGTTGATGATGCACGCAAGCACTGAGGGAAGATTTAAGGGAAATATTGAGATGGGTGGTTTGTTGTTATGCCGTATCCCAGAAGAGTTTTTGAAACAAAAGTCAGCGTATTACGCTAACCAAAACAAAGCTCAAATGGATTCGGTCGATAACAGCTTTATGCGCGATAACGATCCACGTATGTCAAAGTTCTCCGAAAAGTCTACCAAAGTGACATTTGGAACAGGTACTTAACTTTTAAGGAGTCTTAAATGGCTTATCCCACCGTCAGCAAGACGTATGGATTCAAACCAGTCAACCGACTGGATGGACTTCCATATGCCGGAGCGATCCGTCAAATCCCTGTAGCGCCAGCATATGCGACCGCTATTTTGAACGGCGACACCGTAGCTATTGATACCAATGGTTACTTAGTTGCTAAAACTACTACTAACTCTGGCGACAGCGTTGGTGTGTTAGTTGGCTGCCAGTATGTAAACTCTCAGAGCCAACAGGTTCAAGGACAATACTACCCAGCAGCAGCGTCAACAACTACAGCAATGGCTTTTGGCTATGTTGTGGATGATCCTAACGCTGTGTTTAAAGTGGTTGCTACAAACGGTCAAACTACGGTTCCTACCGCATTTAGCCGTGCAATCGTTGGCGCTAACGTGGCAATTTCTGTTGCTACTGGTAGCACCTCCACTGGTGATTCGTATTATGGTATTGACGGTACATCCGCCAACACCACTAACACATTGCCAGTTCGTGTAGTTGANGTTGTTCCTGATACTGCTACTGGCCCCGCCNNTGCTTCAGCTACAACTTACTACGAGTTTTTGGTCAAGTTCAACTTGCACCAGTACACCGATACCACTGGTATCTAAGGAGTAAGTTACTATGGCTATTTCACGCGCACAACTACTGAAGGAACTCCTTCCCGGTCTTAACGCTTTGTTCGGTCTTGAGTATGCACGCCACGGCGAAGAGCACAAAGAGATCTACGAAACAGAAACTTCTGAGCGTAGCTTTGAAGAAGAGACCAAACTGTCTGGCTTCTCTGCAGCACCTGTCAAGAACGAAGGCTCAGCCATCAGTTATGACAATGCACAAGAGGCATGGACAACTCGCTATAACCACGAAACCATTGCTTTGGGTTTCTCAATCACTGAAGAA